CAGAGAAACTACGTTCATTAGACATTCTAGGCGACTAGACATGAAAAAGGCAGTTTTAATATTTTGTATATTTTTATTTTCTTTAGCTGCATGTAAGCATACAAACAGTGACATAGGTACTATTCAGTCATCTTCTTTAGAAGCACCGTCTGAAAAAATAGTGCTTTTAAGTTTTTTGTGTCGCCACGAAAAAACGATTATGAAACTAGCTTACTATGACAGTAAATCAAAATCATTAGCTGCACAATTCTTTTTTATGAACATAATGGCAAAAGAGTGCGTTAAGTTTGAAAAACCTGTAAAATTTGTAATTGACAAAGTAATAACAGAATACACAGATTATGAAGATGAAGCCATTGTAGCACTAAAGGTAAAAAACCAAGACGTAACGGGCTACGTATTAGTTATAAAAAATAAATTAATTGAAGGTACAATTTAGATATGATGCCAATGAAAGATGATATGGCTACAAAGACCTACGCTTACGGCGGGCGTGTAGCTGCTGGTTCGGTGGAAAAACCAGAAAAGCGTGAGATGGATGCTATGGTAATGAAGCCTCGCGAGCCATACACGACAAAAGAAGCAGAGGAAGAACGTAAAAAGCAAGCCATGTCGTTTATGCCGTCCATTATGACAAAAATGATGGGTTAATCAATGTCCGGTAAAGCAGTAGCAGGAACCGCCTTTCGTACAGACCCTAGCCGTAAGCTGACAGAAAAGCAAGCGGCATTCTTGGATGCGCTATTCGAGAACGGTGGTCGTGTCGGAGAGGCCATGAAGACAGCGGGATACAATTCGTCCCGCTCAAGTCTTATGAAGTCTCTGCGTGAAGAGATTGCTGCAAGGACTAAAGATTATTTAGCCGTGAATGGCGTAAAAGCTGCGACTCGTATCGTAGAAGGTTTGGACGCTGATGGCACAACTCCGCTGAACCAGATGGACATGCGAATGAAAGCTGCTGAGTCCATTCTGGATCGTATCGGAGTTTCAAAAAAGCAAACCACAGAAGTTACAGGGCAGGTTGTTCACGGTGTTGTATTACTCCCTGCTAAAAAAGAAGTTGATAAAACTATTACTATAGATGGGGAGGTATAATACCTATGAAAGAACTTACTGAAACAAGAGATATGGTAACGTCAGGTGTCAAATCTCTAAATGCTATGGAAGTACTTGCTATTATGCAAGACCGTAATCCAAAACCTGAAGAATTAAGAATGGCAAAAGAAAGACTAAAACAACTGAAAAAAACACCAGAAGGACGCGAAAGTTTAAAAGATGCAAGAAAAAATTTAGAACTTGATGTAAAAGCAAATATGATGGACGGTGGCATGGTAATGCCAAAGAAAAAGAAGAAAGCAAAAGCTAAAAAGATGATGGGTGGCGGTAAAGTCTACTCACGCGGGTCTAGAAAGGCTAACTACAGTGGCTAGACGTGGTTTGTATGCCAACATCGCTGCAAAAAGGCGTAGAATAAAGGCCGGTTCAGGCGAAAAGATGAGAAAAGTGGGTGCAAAAGGCGCTCCGACTAGTGGTCAATTTAAAAAAGCCGCGCAAACAGCGCGTAAAAATAACAAAAGTCGCAAAAGCAGCAAAAAAAGAGCTTAACATGGCAAAAGGTGTCGCACATTATTTTAAAGATGGAACAAAGCACTCTGGAGGTATGCATAAAATGCCAAATGGGCATGTGCATTCAGGTGCAAGACACTCCAAGACTAGTAAAAGGCTGTATCATTTTAAAGATTTAAGCGAAACGGCCAAGAAAAAAGCAAAGAAAAAGGGTAAATAAATATGCCGTACTCAAAATATAGTTCAAAACAAAAGAAACTTGCTGCTGTAGCACCTCCTCGTAAGAAAATTACAGGTGCAGACCTTAAAAAGTTAGCAAAAAAACGTAAACCTCGTACAAAACGAGCGTAAGATGGCACAAAAAGCAATTCCTCGCACAAAAAAGAACTATCGTCCTACTAAAAAGGGTGCAGGAATGACACGCGCTGGCGTAGCAGCGCATCGTAGAGCAAATCCGGGCAGTAAACTCAAGACGGCAGTGACAGGAAAGGTCAAGCCGGGAAGCAAAGCAGCAAAACGGCGTAAATCGTACTGTGCTAGAAGTGCAGGACAGCTAAAACGATCCTCTGCCAAGACACGAAACGACCCTAATTCAAGAATACGCCAAGCTAGAAGGCGCTGGAAATGCTAATAAATAAGAAAAAGCGTGCGTAAATGGCTACTCGACGCAAAAAGCCAGCAACCAAGTCTAGAGTAAATGAGGCTGGAAACTATACAAAGCCCGCTATGCGAAAACGTCTATTTAACCAAATTAAGGCGGGTGGAAAAGGCGGCAAGCCCGGACAGTGGAGCGCACGAAAGGCACAGATGTTGGCAAAAAGGTACAAAGCGTCCGGTGGTGGGTATCGCGGATAATGCCTTTAAAGAAGTCACAGCGAAGCCTCAAGGCGTGGGGCAAACAAAAATGGAGAACGAAATCTGGCAAGCCTTCTACACAAGGCCCAAAAGCAACCGGAGAAAGATACCTACCCTCCGCAGCTATTCGTTCTCTATCCTCGTCTGAGTACGCAGCTACGACACGTAAAAAGCGACAGGCTATCAAAAAGGGCAAACAACATTCTAAACAACCAAAACGTATTGCAAAGAAAACTAGAGCATACCGCCGAGTTAAATAATTTGTATGGTTCTTAGACATGACCAAAGCAGCAGACAATACACAAAAAAAGAAAAGGGGAAGACCTCCTTTAAAACCCGGCGAAAAAGGGCGCTACCAGTACTCAAGAGTACAGAAAAAGAAAGTAAGCGAGCGCCAAAAGATCGCAGCGCAGAAACAGAGCTTAGAGAGAGCGGAGAAACGGCTAGAGAAGCTGAACAAGAAGTCGGAAGCGTTACGGACATCGGATCGTATCGCTGGCAAAGGTGGCGTACTTGACGAGGCAACGATCTCTCAGCTTCCGGCACAGGTACGAGAGCAATTACAGGAAGATACAGAACTTATCTTCAGTCCAAACGAAGGTCCGCAAACGGACTTTCTAGCATCACCAGAGAAAGAAGTATTGTATGGTGGCGCAGCGGGTGGTGGAAAATCCTATGCAATGTTGGTAGACCTTTTACGGTATGCTGACAATCCTAATCACAAAGCTTTGCTTTTACGGCGTACACTTGCAGAACTAACAGAGCTTATCGAACAATCCCGCAAACTCTACCCTCGCGCCTTTAACGGTGCAGTATTTAGAGAATCAAAATCAACATGGATGTTTCCGAGTGGCGCTACAGCACTTTTTAGTTATGTAGATAAAGACCATGACGTTACACGATATCAAGGACAAGCTTTTACATGGATAGGCGTCGATGAACTGGGACATTACCCCACCCCCTATGTTTGGACTTACCTTCGTAGTCGTCTCAGAACCACCGATCCCACTCTGGAAACGTATATGCGAGCATCTGCGAATCCGGGTGGTTCAGGTGGCTGGTGGATTAAAAAGATGTTTATTGATCCTGCGCCACCGAACACACCGTTCTGGGCCGTTGATCCTGACACGGGAAGAACACTTAAAAATCCAAAGACACACCAACCGCTGTTTCAGCGTAGGTTCATACCAGCAAGACTTACAGATAACCCTTACTTAGCAGAGTCCGGTGAATATGAAGCAATGCTTCTTAGTTTGCCAGAAGTAGAACGTAGAAGGCTTCTAGAAGGCGATTGGGACGTAGCAGAGGGAGCAGCGTTTAGTGAATTTGACAGAACCGTACACGTTGTTGAACCATTTGAGATTCCGTATAATTGGCCCCGTATACGGGCAATGGATTATGGCTATAGTAGTCCTTCTTGCGTTCTCTGGGGCGCGGTAGATTGGGACAACAATATTTGGATATACCGAGAACTTTACGAAAAAGGACACACTGGAGAAAGTATCGCAGAACTCATCATGTCTTTAGAGTATGACGATCCTCCAATGACACAATCAGTTTTAGATGGTTCTTGTTGGTCAAGACATGGCACAGGACCAAGCATAGCAGAGACAATGATTCGCAGAGGCGCACGGTTTACGCCAGCGGACAGAAATCGCATAGCCGGGAAAATCGAACTTCACCGTAGACTAGCAATAAAAGACGGAAGAGAACCCGGTTTACGAATTTTTGGCACTTGTACAAATCTAGTACGCACACTGCCTACGTTACCGCTTTCCAAGACACAATCAGAGGATGTGGACACAAAGGCAGAAGATCATGCGTACGATGCTTTACGGTACTTGTGTATGACTCGTCAGACCGGCTATGCAACAAGTTCTATGTTTAATTCTATCAAACAGCAAGAAAGCTATCAACCAGTTAACTCAACATTTGGATATTAAAAAAAACCTCTACACATGGCACAAGAACCTTTCATACAACCTACACAAACAGAAACATCTGTCCGTCAGGCTTTTGAAGATTATATTCAATCTAGAAAAAAGCAAAAAGAAGCTGAAGGTCAAAAGTGGGAAGCAGAATCAAAATATCGTACTAGTTTAAAATTAATTGAAGATTCTGGTATTGTTCTTGATAACATGAGTTTAAAAGAACTTAATACTGAAGAAAATATTGAACGAATAATGACGAATGAACGTCTTCTTAAAGGAGAGAAAACTGTACGAGGAGACAGAACATTTGGAACAGGAACAGTTAGAGCGTTAGGAAATCATCTTAATACGATATTTAATAATCTAAGGGCTGGAGAAGCAAATGCTTTAGCTTCTTGGAATGCAAAAAATAAAGGAAGAGTTAATCCTTTTGATGACGGAACAGATAAGATACCGTTTTCAACTTTAGGTTTTGACTTAACAGATCGTAAACCATCTGGTCAAATAAAGACTGCTCCTGATAAAATTATGCTTAAAGCGTTTCGGGATACGTTAGACGATATTCAAGATATAGAGGTAGGGCGAGGAAAGAATAAAAAAATTATACCTGCAAAAATTGTAAAAGCTCATATGCTTATGACTGTTATTACAGGTATGCGATCCCCAGACATAAATAATTTTGTATCTCAAATAAATCCTTCTGAAGAACAATTAAAAGCTACAGACTCTGTAAAGACATTTCTTCGTTCTGATGATTATAGTATGGTCATCAATAATAAAGGAAAACTTACAGAGTACGCACTAAATCCAACTTTATATAGTGTTCTTCTTGATGCAGCTAATTCTTCAAGTGGAGAAAAAGTTTTTCCTAATGCAGGAAGCATAGAAAAATCTTATTTAGGTATTCTTCAAGATAAATTAACTCAAGCCGGATATCCTAACGTAAAACAAAATGTAAAAGGTGTTTTAAAAGATGTTCCTTTAAGTCACAATGTTTTACGAAAATTTGCTTTCTCTTTTGTAGAGCGGATTCCTGAAGCAGAGGGTGGTGGCACTTCTAATGCCGATGCTCTTATTCAACACAAAACAAAAGATAGAAGTATAGGTGAAACTACGTATCGTGCAGGAACTTTAGGAGAGTTTCAAACAACAAAAGAAACAACGGCACAGTCTGCGTTTTTACGACGATTAATTCCTGACACGACTCCTGCTCAGTTTTTACAACAACAGGGATTTAACCCACCTAATTTTGTTTCTGAGTTATATTCTCCCGAAAGTGATGCAGACATGCAAGCTTTAGGGTCTAGAATGAAAACAACTGTAGCAGAGCTTGCAGCTTACGAAACTTATTTAGATGATCTAGGTGTATCTCCTGAGACACAAACAAGACTTCAGACATTAGCCCCCACAAGAGAAGCTTTTGATCGTCTTATGCAGGGGTTTAGCACAGACGGTGTAATCATACCTGAAGATGTAGACGAAGCTTTAGAAGCAATGGAACGGCAACGAGCATCAACGCCAGTTCAAACAAAACCTTCAGAATTTACTAAAGTAAAACCAGAACAAGCTGCACCTGAAATTTCTTACCCATTTACAGATACATCTGACGCACCAGATGTAGATAGAGATACGTTACGAAAGTCAACAAGTGACTTTTTAAAAGGATTAGCAAAGAAGGCACCCGCTGTTCTTGGAGGTGGTATTACACTAGCAGCTACGGCTGTTGACGAGGCTATGTCTGCAACTCCAACAGGTTTTGCAACTCTTGATCCAGTAGAAGAAATTAGAAGTACGCCCACCTCTGAACTTAGTGATGAAGAACTTCTTGAAAGAATGCAAGCTGCATCTTCTCAAAGACTTTCTCCTGATATGGCAGAACGCACAACTGCTCTTGCAGACATAGAAGCAAACAGAGAAAGTTTTGCAGCAAGAGCTTTTGACGCTCCCTCTCGAATGAGGGCAGAGCAAGCTGATCTTACAGAGTTAGACTATACTACTCCTGAACTAGAAAGAATGCGTCTTGCCGAAACTTTACAAGACGTAGATATAGATGCAAGTGAAATAGATTCTATGGAAGCTAGAAAAGCAAGAATAGCAGCACAAGCTGCACAGTTATTTAACCGCGTTAATTGACAAACAACATAAGGAAACTATATTATGCCTGAAGGAAACAAACAAATGTACGGTGCTAATTACATTTCGGGTCAGATGTCGAAGCAGGGCGAAATGTCCGATGCTAACGAATCGGCTCTTTATCGCGAACCGCTTGAGTTCGACACTGTAATTAAGCGCAACTACCCTTTGACTGAAGCCTTTCCGTCAGAAGCAGGTAGCAAGCACATGGACGAAAGCGTTCTTGGCAAAATGGCTGAATACAACCCCGATAGTTAATTTTGTATTACACAACGAAAGTTGCATTTAAATGAAGCAAGAAGACAAGTATGAACTTGTTGGAACCATTCAGTCTCGTTTTGAAGACGCTGAAACTGGAAGGCTTCCTGATGAAGAAAGATGGCTACAGGCTTATAAGAATTATCGCGGTATTTATGACTCTTCTACACAGTACCGTGAGAATGAACGAAGTCAAGTTTTTATTAAAATTACAAAAACAAAAGTTCTTGCCGCTTACGGTCAGATCGTAGACATTCTTTTTTCACAAAATAAGTTTCCCATTTCAGTCGAGTCAACTCCAGTGCCTGAAGGTATTGTGGAGTTTGCTCATCTGTCTAAAAACCCATCACCTCAACCTGTACAAGAAGACCCTATTGGTTTTCCGGGTGATGGACGAGAACTGCTTCCGGGTGCTGTAGAAGCTACACCCTTAGCGGGTTTAGCAGATCGATACGAGGGAGCAAATCTGGAAGAAGGTCCAGCCCGTGCAGGAGAACCACAAATATCTCCTGCCCGTGAGTCTGCACGTTTTCTAGAGAAATGCATTCAGGATCAGCTTTTAGATACGAACGCTGTAACCGTAATGCGACATGCTTTGTTTGAATGTGCTTTGCTTGGTACAGGCATCATTAAAGGACCGTTTAATTACAACAAAACTGTACACAACTGGTCTTTTAATGCAGATACAAATGAAAAAACTTACGCTCCATACGACAAGTCTGTGCCTCGTATCGAGTCTGTAAGCTGTTGGGACTTTTACCCTGACCCCTCTGCAACCTCTACACACGATTGCGAATATGTAATTCAACGTCATCGTTTTAATCGTGAACAGCTTTACGATCTACTGAATCGACCTTTCTTTGACCAAAAAGCTATCGAAGCCGTTCTAGAAGAAGGACCAAACTATGAAGAACGTTATTTTGAAAGTACGCTTTACAATAACGAAAAAGATACGCAGAATGAAAGATTTCGTTATGAAGTGCTGGAGTACTGGGGTATCATGGATACGAACAGCGCGGAGGATGCTGGTCTTGAAATACCGGCGGATGCGGGTCCGTCTATTCAAGTAAATGCTTGGATTTGCGGAAACGAAATTCTTCGTATTGTATCAAATCCCTTTCTTCCTACACGCCTTCCCTTTTACTCATTTCCTTTTGAATTGAATCCCTACCAAATCTTTGGTGTAGGCGTAGCAGAGAACATGGAAGATAGCCAGCTTCTTATGAACGGACACGTTCGTATGGCTATAGACAATCTGGCTCTAGCAGGAAATCTTGTGTTTGATATTGACGAAACGCAGCTTGTTCCCGGTCAGTCCTATGATGTATATCCGGGTAAGGTCTTTCGTCGTCAGTCTGGTGTTACGGGTACA